CCTTCCTGCACCTGCTTCCACACTGCATCCGACTTGATGCGAAAGCCCACCCACCAGCCAGCCGGCACGGCATCTTTCGCGAAGCCCATTGCAGCCAGCTTCTCGGGGGTGAACACGATGGACTCGACGAGTTGCGCGGTGACGGCTTCGGTGTGCATCAGGTCGCCTTCGCGGCTGTTCTCGACGTAGTCGTAACAGGCGTCGGCCAGATCCTTTTCGACATCAACGACGAAATCGCCGGAGTGGTCAACGACCTGACCCGCGGCGTCCTTGGCGACGTACGCCCAGCCAAAGACCAGGCGTTTTTCTGCGTCGACCTTTTCGATTCGTCCGGTGATGCGGTTCTCCACGCTTGCATAGTGGAGAAGTGGATAGTTTTCGGTGAGTCGGTTTTTTGGTTACATCAGGAGGGGTGCGCGCGTTGGCTTTACGCCGCGGGAGCAGTCGAAGGTGCCGACATCATGAACCGCGTGATGCGAATGGCAAGCCTGCCTTGCCCGTCGATCTTGTTGGCGATGCGGTCCATGTGGGATTGCACGGTGCCCATGGCGATGCCGAGCCGTTGAGCGATGGATTTGCGGGAGTAGCCTGCTGCGACCAGCTCGGCAATCTCCCGCTCGCGCGGCGAGAAGTCATCCAGCGTCGGGGTCGATAGTTGGTCCATGGAATTAGATGTCGGGGATGACCAGCACTTCGGTCCCGCGGCAGCCGACATGGGCCGGGCCGTGCAATACCTTCGTGCCGTCGAACGTGGACTCGAACTCCTCGTTCATGCCGCGTACCTGACGATGCAGTCCCTTGCAGATCGGGCAGGTGTGCTCGTCGGTCGCCTCCAGCCGCATCCGCTTCACATCCGGATCGAGATAGCCTTCCTCGATCGCCTGCTGCCACTCCGCATACTGGCCGGCCGAAGCGGCGGCGAAGCTTTCATGCCGTGCGATCAGGTTGGCCCGCTGCGCGATGAGCCGGTCCGTCATGTCGCGTATTCTGGCGCTCTGCTGGGCCTGTGGCACCTTCTGCTGCGCGAGCAGGGAGCGGTAGCGCTCCAGCGTGGCGGCCTGCCGGCGGGTAATGCCAATGCTCTGCCGCAACTCGCGCTCCAGTCTCCCGGCCAGCGTCTTCACATCCGGGTTACCCTGCATGGCCCGCTCGACGATCTGGCGCAGCGCGGCGCGGGACTCCTGCATCAGCTGCTGCGTGGTTGCGAGCGTATGCTGCGCGGCGTTGCGTAATGCCTGCGGTCGAACGGCTGACCGCTCGGGCCTGAAGCCGATCAGCCGCTCCATCTCCTCGCCTGCCACGTCAGCACCGGATTGCATCGTGTTCTCGATGGCCCGCATCAGCGAGTTGTCGAGTGCAGAACGGAACGACCGCCATGGCATGTCATTGATGGCACCGAACGCATCGCCCTGCTGAATGCGCTGCCGAAGCTGGCGGGCGCTCACGGCCCGGCGGAGTCCGTTGTTTGCGTTCAAAAACGCGCGGCGGAACTCGGGCACATGCCGGTCGGCTACCCGGTTGATGGGCGGCTCGCGGCGCCTGCGTTTCAGGATAGCGTCAGGCATCAGCCTCGAAAACCAAGAGCCGCGCGCTCGGCTGGCGTCAGCTTCGAGAGCGCGGCCGTGCGAGTGCGCTCGCGGTCGAGCTCCTGCTGTTTTGATGCGCGGCGTCGCTCATCTTCGCGCTTGTGTTCGGCCCACCACGAGCGCAGCCATATCTCTGACGTTCCCGATTCGCGCCAATCGGCCAAGACCAAGACGCCTTCGAGTTCGCCGCGGGCCTCCAGCACTGACAACACGGCACACAATGAGGCGGAGACTTGGTTGTATCGGTGCGAGCACGAAGGGTCGAATGACCGGTTGTCCGTACAGGCCATATTTACTCCTTCCGCATCAAGTAGACCGCGAACCACGCCCCGGGGTCACGCGGCTGCATCAACTGAAACCTCACTTTGTACAGCTTCGCATCGTAGCGCAGAAACAAGGCGGCGAAGTCCTCCACCCAAATGGGCGGGAGCAGATCATCCTTGAACCGCATCATCGTGGGCTGCGGGAACCAGTACTCCGTGCCGAACACCCAACGTTTCGATACCCGCAGCATCTCCAGTACCGCTTGCTCCCGAATCGATGGCGGAACGTGCATCAGCGTCCCGGACGTGAATACCAGGTCAAACGCGCCATCGCGGAACGGCAGGCTGCTCGCATCACAGCACGCACGCGGTGGAACGCAGTCCGTGAGCGGTCCCGCGCAGATGTCGGTCGCGTACAGGTTCGTATACCCTACCGAGCGCAGCACCTCCAACTGCGCGCCACGCGATGCGCCGACCTCGAGGATGCGGGCAGCTCTCGGCACGTCGGCCAGCCAGTCGGCTAGCATTGCCGACCGGGGTATGCCGAACCGTCGCAGGTACAGCGCGTCCAGATCGGCAGCCGTTTTGGGGTTGCGGTCCGCCCATGACTCGCCGCCAGCGCCTCGCCACTCTCCCGCCAGATCCTCATCGGGGATGGCGTATTCGAGACGGGGAGGGAGACTGGACTGAATCATTCCTGCGCGTCCTCGTTCCCGCTATCGCGGCTCGGCTTTGGTTCCGGATCATCGTCATTGATCGCCATTACGGGCGGTTCCACGGTCTGCCGATACGCCGCCTGCTCCTCCGGCGTCATGAGTCCGGCATCCGGCAGGTTGCCCTCACGCAGCAGGTAGCGCTCCAGCTCTCCATCGTTCGACGGCAGGATTGGGGCGCCGGCCGCAGACAGAGCCGTCAGATATTTGCCGAGCAATTCCAGCGGCACCTTGCGCACCGCACCATGCCGTAACTGCGGCGGCTTGGCCACGTTGAACCCATTCAGCCGCATCAGCCGAGGCACAAGGAACCGATTCAGCGTCTCCTCGATACCGTCCAGCATCGCATCGCAGCCCGCGTCGAACATCTCATCCTTGGTGGATGCAAGAGCGTAGCTGCCCACCTTGCCCTGACCTACCAGGATTACATCGGCCAGTGCCGTCATGGCGATGCGATGGTCCAGCCGGTCGATGATTTTGGTGGTGTCGAACTGCCTCGTTCCGCCCGTGGAGAGAAGCGTGAAGTCGAATAGCTTGTTTCCCTTTTCGTTGTACTCCAGCGGAAAAACCAAGCCCTCCTGTTCATCGCGGCGGATGTTGCGCACGATGGTTTTGAAGTACTCCCGCGTTGCAACATCGGGCGCGCTCGCATTCGGGTTGAGCAGCCGGGCCGGGAGCCATGCCACCGGAATACCCGCCAGATCCCGTTCGACACCGATCGCCTCGAACTGCTCGATGCGCTTCTTGATGTAGTAGTGCACGTAGGCCGACCGGAGCAGGCTCTTGCCCTGCGGCGACGCCTTCCGCGAGCGGATGCGGAACAGCAGCAACTTGCCCATCGGCAGCGTCCGCACCTTGTAGTCCGGCGGTGCCATCTGGATCATGGCCTCCAACTCGCCCGCGTCGGAATATTGCCAGCGCAGCAGCGTGTCCGGATGGCGGATGGCCAGCTTCTTCACGCCAACCATTCCATCATCGAATCGGGAATCGGAGCCGTCCCGAATCTTCAACACGATCTCGAACGGCGCGAACCCAAACCCCGGAGCAGTATCGGCCCATTCGGACAAAAACTCCGCGAATGAGTGGGCCATGTCGTCGGGGATGGTTTCCAGATACAGCGCCGCGCGTTCGTCCTCCTCGGAATCGCCGCCCCGCTCGACCGTCCATGCCACACTGCGCAAGCGCATCTCGATGGCGTTCAGCACCGCGCCCGTCATGGAGTCGTTGTCCATCATCTCCTTCATCGCGCGGATGAAGCGAGGGTAGTCCGACAGCTGCTTCAGGAACTCCTCGGAGATGATGCCACCCTGACGGTTTAGGCCGGAGACGCCGATCTCCGTCATATCCGTACGGGCTGTCTTCTGCGTAGTGGTGCGCTTGCTCACGTTCGCCTCTAGGCTGCGGTTGCTTGTCGTGTCACCGCGGCGAACGCTCTCCCGAACGCCTGGATGGTCTGCTCAATAATACTGTCATCGTGGGCCAGTGTAAGGTTGAAATATCCCTGGCACAGGATTCGTTCATCGGCCAGCGCCTTCAGGAA